ATCAGGAAATAAATGTATAATAATATTATAAGTATATGGCGAAACTTATTATTCCAAATGAATTAAAAATAATTATTAATACAAGTATTCCTGGTTATAAAACAATAGAATATAGACCTGATATGAGTATAAGGTCTATAGGTTATAATAATTCGTTAAATTTTGATCCTTTGGTAAAATTAGAACCGTCTGTTGTTGAAAGGGTTCAAAAAAATAATAAAATAAAACAGTTTTTTGATAAAGATTTGTTTAAATCCTTAATAATTTCAAGTGTAAAAATTAAGGGTTTAGATTTAACTGGAGCAACGCAAAATGGTTATATTGATAATAATATACAAGTTACATTGGATACTATATTTCCAACAAATAGTGTTATTTATATTGGTAATGCATCGTATGCTATTATGGATGTTTTATGGACAAAAGGTGATTGGAAAATTGATACAAAGAAACAACCGTCAAGGTATAATAATACGGTTACAAATAATGAAATAATAAATGGACAAAAACAGTTACAAGCTTTGCCGCCAGATGTCCGGAAAGGACCAAATTATGTTGTTAAACCTTTAGCAAGTAATGTAGCAAGTGGTGTAGCAAGTAATTTAGCAAGTAATGTAGCAAGTGGTGTAAATAAACCAACAGCAAATATTAGTAATGTTTTAACAGGTCCGCCAAAAATATATAACCAATCTGATGTTGATTTAATAGCAAAAAATCCAGTTCCTCAAACCACTTTAAATACGAATATATCATCTACAAATACTTTAAAAACTTATTTTCAAAGTTATTATGAACTATTAAATAATTTGTTATCATCAATGGATTATGAACAAAAAAAAAGAATACTGCAGATAACAAAAATAGGTGATAGTTTTGACGAAAAATTGTATAGAACTTTGGTATCAAATTTATCGGTTGAAAGTAATAAAGGAGGAGGAGATTGTTTATTTATAGCAGTAGCTGATGCTATAAATTATAATAATTATACGATGTCACCAGAAAATAGGATAGTTTCGAGCGATGGACATGGATTAGGTAACGATATTTATACACAACAGTATTTAAGAAAGCTGGTATATAATTATTTAATTAGCAGTGAAGGAGATTTAAATGGCAAATTAACTAATACATCGCCGGTTGCCGCGGAAGAACTAAATACAGATTTTAATAATGCGTTAGCCTCATCTAATCCACCGCAAAATATTGAAGATTATATAATTTTATTAAATAATATATATAAATCCAAAGAAAATTTTTTAATAATAAAACCAGACAACAGGGAAATTACTGATATAAAAAAGAATAGTCCATTCCGAGTGGTAGATAAGCAAAACTTAGAAAAATATATATTAAGCGGCGATTATTGGGGAAATAATGTAGCAATTGAGGCCTTATGTAATGAATTAGGATTGAATATAATTGTTATAAAAAACGAAAATGGAAAGTTTGGTGTGTTTGGTAATTTTTTAAATAATGATAATTGTGATAAAAAATGGAACAAATATTTATTTTTATATAATTATTCAGATCATTATGAATTAATAACGTTTAATTATAAATCAAATTACATAATTAATAAAAAATATGCTATATTTAAGAGAAATGAAGTTCCAGCACCTCCATTGTATATATTTTTTTTAATATTTGGTTCTTTTTATATTACTTTGAACACTATGAATAATTTTATTTTTTATCCTAATATTTTTGATCAGATTTATCGTGAATTTTTAAAAAATAGTGGTAATCGAGATTTTTTAACTAAATTTAATAATTTGTTTCCTTCAGTTCCGGTTCAAACATTATTAGCTAATATTCCTTCAAAGGGTGGAATGGTTGGTGGTATAAATTATGGTATTTATGGTAGAAATTATAATAGTCCATATTATAGTCCAAGTAGAAATTATTATAGTCCATATTATAGTCCTGGTAGAAATTATGTTTACAATCAAAATAAAGATCCAGTATATATATGTTATTACATAACCATTGATATTGAATTACATAAGGGAGCAAGTTTATCACAAGAAGAATTAAAAGACGTAAACTGTATACAAAAATGGAATGCTATAAAAAAGGCATATTCAATTTTTACTGGAAAAAAGTATGAAATTCCACCAGTTAACAGCTATTCAAAAAATAAGACTATGAAAAATCGTGGTTTATCAAGTTCATCAAATACAACATATAGTAATAGACCAGGATATAATAGACCAGGATATATTAGACCAGGATATATTAGACCAGGATATATTAGACCAGGATATATTAGACCAGGATATAGTACACCTGTATATAATAGTAGTTCTGTTAGACCAGGATATAGATATGATAATAGAACTGGAAGATATGTAAGATATGGTGGTAAAAATAGGACTAAAAGAAATGAAAAAATGAAAAACGAATAAAATAAATATTATAAATTTATTATTTTTAATATTTATTTGTCAAAATTGTATCTATCAAAATCGAATTTAGCAAATGCGTTTCTTTGCGTATATCTTTGTTTCTCTCTTTTAGCCTTTTCAAGAACAGCAATAGCTTGAGAAATTTCAATTTCACTAACAACTCCATCATTATTAATATCAATTAGTTTATCAAGAACTCTATATTTATGTGGAACAATACATAAATTACTTTCTTCATTAAATAAGTAATCGGATAAAATGGTAAATACTGCGGTTAATCCAAGTGCTGTATAAATGTCACGAGTACCCATCCAAGCCATAGAAAAGACCAATAATTGTTTAGTGACTGTCCATTTCATATATTCTTCTGTGGACTTGCTAAATTGAATAGTAATAAATTTAGAGCCAACGTTAAGAAGAATCATTATAACTCCAGCAAAAAACTTGCTATTATTTAAATACATAATATGATGATTTAAATATCCGACACCATTCATTAAGGGTGTAAAGATATTTGGTGTTCCTCCTATTTGCGATGTGACAGAAGGAGGTTGATTATTTAATTGTGGTGTAGGTGGTGAATTCATTCTATTAAATTAATATATTATTATATTTTAAAATTAATTACATTATTCCAAATTTTCTAAAAAGGTTAGAAATATCACCCTTGTTATTTTCATAGATTTGTTCTGAATAAATACGCATATTTCTTAAATAAGGTCTATACTTTTCGCGAATTGTAGGAATAAATCCTTCTTGATAATAATTTGTATTTAAGTAGGCAAAAAAAATAATAATAAAAATCAAAAAACAATTATATATAAAATAATTCATATATAATTACATACTAAAATAATTAAAAATTAGAGTATAAATTAGAGAAAAATTGAGAATTGCCAGTAAAAGGTTCAACATGGTCAGAAGATTTCATAAAACTACTAACAGGGATACTATTAGGTTTTTTACCCATTTGAATATGTCGCTCTTTAGAAGCCATATCAAATCCTTCAACCGGAGGTGTTGCTGCTGCTGTGGAAGAAGTTAATGTGTTTTCCTTCGATTGTAACTTAGACTGAATATTTTTTAAAAGTTGTTGTTTTTGTTCGTCTGTTAATTTAGAACCGTTAAGATTAGTGCTGTTACTATTATTATTATCACTTACATTTGTCATTACATTAGATGAATTATTGATACTTGAAGAAGGGTTAGTGTCTGGACTTGAAGAATTAAATCCTTCTATATAACCAATATCACTATTATTAAACATTATTATGATAAACAGAACAGAAACAACACCCAAAATTTTATTTGAATAACTAATAAATATAATAAACATAATTAGAATAGCTCTTCCTAAAGCAGTATCCAATAAAAAATTGAAAAACTTAGATTGGCTTAATAGTATAACAAGTGATAGGGCTACAACAACGCCGAGATTATTTTTACTAACTAGCTTAAAATCCATTATATAAATAAAGTTATATAATTATTTTAACAAAAATGAATTTATAATATAAAACAATTTCAGTCTGTTTAACAAATTATTATCTAAATTTTTAATAAGAATGTCTTTAGCAATGTACGCAGCTCCATTTGATGAAAATACCACAAATAATAGTAATGACAACGATAATTATTTAATGAATAAAAAAAGGACACATAATAAAACACAAAAAATGTATCCTAAAGAAAACTTTGACAATTTTGATAAAGATAAAGTAGGTGCAGTATTAGAAAAACTTCATGCTAAAAAACCCAACGATGAAGATAATGAGAAGAACTATAATAAGGATGATTTTTCACCTCCGCCACCCCCTGAGTCATCTGGTTCTGTAAAAGCAATGACTAAAGAAACTATGTTAAATATGTCAAATCAACATGATTTAATGTTTAGAACATTAGGAAGATCACCTCAACCAAATTACGAAGGAACTGACAATTTAGATTTAAATAACTATACAAACTATGGTGATAGCAAAACAAATGAAGAATATTATAAAAAAGTGATACCAGGTTATGCTCCCGGCACAAATCCAGTAAATAAAATGTATCATAAAATGAATTATAATATGTCAACCAATGAAGCGCCAAGTCAAGACGTATTATTACAAAAATTGAACTACATGATTTCACTTCTGGAAGATCAACAGGATGAAAAAACAAATAATGTAACAGAAGAGGTAATTTTGTATTCATTTTTAGGAATATTTATTATTTTTATTGTGGATTCATTTGCTAAAGTTGGAAAGTATGTAAGATAAAGTATACATTTATGGTGTAAAAATAAAAAATTTGGTTAAAAATATTAAGCTTGTAATATAAATATAAATATAAATAAACAATTTAAACCAAAACTGCTATATATTTATAGTATAATGGTAAAATATATAGTTGTTCATTGTAAACACGAAGGCTGTTATGATTTTCAATCTTATGAAGATGATGTATTAAAAACAAGATTGACGTCGATCACAATAAATCCGCCAAAGGTTTTCTTTTTTAATAAAAAAGAAGAAGCAAGCGATTTTTTTAATGACTATATGAATGATGTAGACGTAATAGATCCAAGATGTAAAAAGGGTGAAGAGGTGGAACACATAAATTATTGTACATGTGGTATAATAGAAATGGATCATGATGAAAATCCTATTTTATTTTATAATAAAAAAAATCAAATATTTTTGTTGGAGCATAGTGCTCAGGTTTTTTTGCCTCCTCAAAAATTAAAAGATGAGGCAGGTAATTTAAATTTAACAAATAAGTTGATAAAGAAATGTAAGAGATTAGGTAAAGAGCAAAAACAGAGGTATATAGAGTTGGGTAAGATGTGTGAGGAGTGTATAGATAGCTAATAGCTAATTGCTAATTAATAATTAAAACCTTGTTAGATTTGAATGTTAAATAGGCAAAATTATAGAAAAAATATGCTGTTGGGCTAATAACTAAGGGTTTATTTTTGATTTTTAAGTTGTTGATGATAATATTATTATGAGAAATATCTTCAATTGCTGCAAATCCAAAATAATTTTCGGCAGCTATTTTCCAAAAACTTATTTTAAACCCTTGAATAAAAATATTGTCATCACAATTATTTATGGAAGCAAAACAACTCAATACCTCCATATTTTTTTCAACAAAAGTGCATGATTTTCTAAAAAAATAAGCACAAATTATTTCATCTTCTAACATAATAACATATATAAAAATATTCTTGGTTTTAATAAGCTCAATAATATTTGTGAATTCAGTATTAATAACAATATCAAAATTATTGCTATTTAGTTTAACAAAATCAAATAAATAATGGAAATTTTGTGGATTAATTTCTAATAATTTATACGAAGGATGTAATTCTGATGGTTTTGTCCAGGTATTAACAGAAAATCCAAATGTGGAATAAACACATAAAGGAACAATCCCTGTTAATTCGTCTTCTCTCTTAAACAAAGAAACAACAACCTTTTTATTCAAGTGTCTTTGATTGTATTCATGTGTTTGAATGATTTGAGGAGCTATTCCTTGTTTTCTATACATTTTATCAACACATAAGTAATCAACATAATATGCGTCAAATACGGCATCTTTTTGGTTAGTAATTGTGATATGAATAGGTCTCGTAGTCATCAATCCAATGATTTTTTTATCTTCTACCATAGTGCCTTTTTTTAAGTCCATCATAAGATTTTCTTCATTATAAAAAGAGAAAAACGATTTAGCATTATGACCTTTAAAATAAGTAAATATATTTTCTGACTGAGGAGAGAAAACATTTTCCTTATTTTGTAAATAATTTGATTTTATAAAGTTAATTAATCTTTTTTGTTTTATTTCAGATACTTCTGTAAAAATAATGGTTTCGATATTTTTGAAATTGGTATATTTGTTTTTTTCAGGAAGACTATGGTTTATTATGCCAGGAGGCCAAATCATATATTTAATATCATACACATGAAAAACTGGTTGGATTGACCAGAACCCGTATTTGAGCCTAATATAAATGTGTATAATTAATATTATTAGAATTACAAAAAATAATGCATATGATAAATATTCAATCATATTATTTGTGAACTTTATTATTTAAATTAAATAACATATTATGATATTTAATTTAATTATTAATATTATATTTCAATAAATCACATGTATAAATATTTTATCAACTGTAAGAGTAATATACTCTCTACTTTTTGGTCCATCTAAACTTCAAATTAATCCAAAAAGACGCTAAAATATGGGAGAAAAGTATCAAAAACTTTACTGCATATTTTGTTGTTACTCGTTTTTACGACTATAATATTCATGAATAAATCCTTTAATATTAATGAAGATTATAATCGCAATGAGAACAAAAGCTATTGTACTATTTTTACCATCATCTGGCTCTGGGACTGGCGGCGGTGCAGTTGATGTATTATTATCAAAAGTATTGAATAAAAGTTGAATACACAATCTCATGATGATGTCGGTTCCAGTGTGAGTTGGAGCTAATGGTTGTTTCCATATATCCATTCCCGTTCCTCCGCGTTTACAGCTCTTTCCTCTCTTATTCTTTTTATTTTTACCTCTTTTTTTTGTTTTGCTTCCAGCCTTTTGTGGAATTATATCTTTTATGAATGATTGTTGAAGTATTCCAAAAACTTTTTGGATTGCATTAAAAAATTCACTTGATCTGTTGCCTTGAGACAATTGCTGTAATAAATCTGTTATAGAATCATTATTTATTGTAAAACCTGTTTTTAAGTAAAAATTCGCAACTATTGTTTGTATTTCCAAACCTTTAGGTGTGTCTAAAAATTCATCTAATTTTTTTTGAACAGCTACCTGGCTTCTAAAATCACTATCAGTCAACACTACTTCCATTATATAATAAGTGTATATTTTATTTTTCTAAATTTATATATTTTATTCTTCTAAATTTATATATTTTATATATTTTATTATTCTAAATTTAACTTGGTTTAACGAGTATATACAAATATTGATATTCATATGCGCATTTGACTAAATCAATTTTACCCTGTAAAATAAAACCGCATTGTTGTGCTATAGTTAATATATCTTCTGTATCCTCCATATACAATTTTTGTTCTTGTTTACGAACTTTACCATCATTAAATTTGAATTTTTCATCAAAAGTTGCAATATTTTTATCCTTATCCAATTTAAAATCAGAATTGTAAACAAAATCATTAAATGTTATTTTGGTAGTTGTAATTCGATCCTTGGCATATTTTTGAGGAGAAACAATATACAATGGATTACCAGGTGGTAAAATAGGATCAAATCTTTCTCTATTTACCAAATGAACCACTAAATAACCACCAGGCATCAACCAATCCATACAATTATCAAAAAATTGTCTTTTGTCTGGGAAATAATAGATGGTAAAATATAAACAAAGAATATGTGTGAAGGTTTGATATTTGAATTCAGATCCATTTAAAACATTACCAACCTTAAAGTTATATTTAGGGAAATTTTGTTTAGCTTGATTAATCATTGATGGTGAAATATCAATACCTAAAACATTCAAATTTTTTTCAGAAAGCATATTCACATGTTGACCAGTTCCGCAACCAACATCAAGAATGATACTTGTTTCATCAGGATTAGTATTATTTACAATTTCGCCGATTTCGTATATGTCTTTCACATTATTAAAAACTAAATAATCGTAAATACTGGCATAAAAATCATCATAAACCTCATCACCTTTTTTATATAAAAATCGGTCTTGACTTTCGAACCCTTCTTTGTTAAATTTTGGAATTTCAATAGATCTAAAAAACACCACAACAATTAAAAGAAGAGCAATTAGCAATAATATTTTCCCAAAATTCGACATTTTATTATAAAATTTTGAAACAGAATTAAGCAAATCATTATTTTTCATTTATATGTATTGTTGTTATTATTTTTGTATAAATTTTATTATATGACTGATTCAGAAATTAATGATATAAGAGGAGGTGGAGATTTTAAAGGAATATCATTTTCAAATTTTAAAAAAACGGATGTTAGAAAAGAATTGCTAAATAGTTTAATAAAATCAAAAATAGAACCCGCGTGCTATTGGAGTGCAGAATTAATTTGTGCTGGACATTATAGTGAATTATGGGAAATAATTTTATTTTTTTATAGCAAATATATTCATTTAGGAAACCCTAAAATAGCAATTTACCTTGAATTGAGAACTAATAATTTTAAGGAAATAATGAATAATGGGTATGCTAACGAAACATTAAGATTGCGAAATAGTGATAAAATAAGACGATTATTTTGCGAGATAATGTGTGTTTTGTGTGATGCTAAACAGAGACACAGTTTTGATAATATAAAAATTACCAAAGAAGATTTTGATATGACACAAATGACAGATCGATTTAAAGCTCCTGATGTAAAATATGCTGACGGTATATTTTTAAAGGATGATCCAAAGGAGTTATTTGTTGCTATAAATGAATTGGCGTATAATATATCAGAAGATGGTAAAAATATAATTAATGCATGTTATTGGATAGAATGGATTATAGAATTTGAAAATGTTTGTAAAAATAGAAAGGAAAAACTGAGGTGTGAGAGAAGAACAAAAATTCCAGTTGAAAGCAAAAATCAAATGGATATAGTATGGATAATATGGGATATATTTTTAAAAGAAGCAAATAAAAGATCAAAAATAATAATAAAAATAGTAAATGCTGTATTAAATTTGTTTACATTAAAATACACAAATAATTGTAATAAAAAAAGAAAATATTTATTATTTTTTGTAATTTCGCTTTTATGTGAAAATTTGACGATTGACGAAGAAATCATAAGAAAGACACAACACGAAATTGTAGGAAATATTTTAAAAAAGATTGATATGGTGTATAAACAAATTAAAAAAAATGAGGTGTCACCAGGCACAGAATATTTATTCAAAGACTTAAAGTCATCCAATTTAGAAAAAACAATAGAGAAATTGGAGAAAATGAATTCTTTTGGAGAGACATTTATTCCAAGACTTTAATAATTAAATAAATTTATAGTATATAATGCCAAAAACTTATAAGAAAAAAAATAATAAAAAATCTTCGCGTAAAAATAGATCATCTTATACCTTAAATGAGTTTCAAAAAGAAGTAACAATTGTATTTTTAGAAATGCTCATGATGGTAAAATTATTTCATTGGAAAACATACAGTTATGCGACACATAAAGCAACGGACGAACTATATGAGTCTTTAAATGAACATATTGATAAATTTATCGAAGTGCTTTTAGGTAAAACCGGGTTAAGAATAGATTTAATGAGTAATAGAACTATTACATTACTTGATTTGAATTCTCAAGAGGTATTAAAATCCAAAATAACCTCAATTAAGAGCTATTTAGTAGGTCTTGATAATAATAAAGCGTTAAGCACCATGAGCAATTCAGATTTATTAAATATTCGCGATGAAATATTAGGGGATTTAAATAAATTTTTATATTTATTAACATTTAAATAATGGGTGAATTATAATAAATTAATATATATATTTTTATTATAATGGAAAATACAAATGATATAAAAAGTGTAACAAGTGCGATTTTAGAAACGAGTGAAAACTCAATACAAGATATTTTGTCAGGCGACTCATCGGGTAGTTCAAGTGATGGTGGTTTTTTAGAAGGGTTACAGAATTTAAGTTTTACCACATGGCTACTAATAATAATAATTTTAGCATTTTTAGGGTTTAATATTTTTGTTTATTTAGCAAGTGGAACGCAACAATTAACGGATATTTTTGGACCATTTATTAATAAAATATTTGGGTTTTTTGGTGGAACAGCAGGACAAGTCGTAGACGTTAGTGCTGAGGGAGCAAAGGCGGTTGTCGGAACAAGTGCAAATATAATAAATTCCGGTTTAACGTCGGTTCAAAATATAACGCCAAATAAGGCGACCAGTAGTGTTCCGTCTGTTCCGGTTAGTCAAAATCAACCGGATATTATGGCAAACAACACGTTAAATAAGGCTTTAAATACGTCACAAAGTAAAAAAAACAGTAAAAATGATTATACTGCGGATGAAGCGAGCAGTAATATTCAAGGAGTGCCAAAATCTGGATGGTGTTATATTGGAGAAGATAGGGGATTTAGAAGCTGTGCGAAAGTAGGATTAAATGATAGTTGTATGTCGGGTGATATATTTCCAAGTCAAGAGATATGTATTAATCCAAGTTTAAGAGCATAAAATATTAAATTATAATGTTATTTTTAATATTTTAACAAGTAGGCCACCAAATAATGACTGTGCCATTACCGCCATTACCGCCAATTGCTTGTGCACTATTTGTATTAATTCCAGAACCACCTCCTGCTCCACCATAAGCGCTATTTATTATACCATATAATGAATTAGCACCTGGACTAGAACCACTATTTGTTCCTCCGAGGCCACCAGTTCCATTTCCAGCACCTCCACCGCTAACAGTTCCACCACCGCCACCACCGCCACCTAAATTTAAGGTAACAGGAATAAATGGTAAAAGAACAGATGTTAAAGCATTAACTCCACCAGTGCCTCCAGTAGTAATAACAGCATTAGCACCTGGAAAACCATTATTACCCAAACTTCCAATACCACCTGGACCACCCAGAGTAGAATTACCAGTTGGAGAGGCAATTGACGCACCGCCTCCTCCTCCTCCGCCACCGTATCCAGTTAAAGAACTACCACCATCACCACCTCCAACAGTTGTACTACCATCTCCTCTTCCTCCACCTCCACCGCCAGCAGTATGAGATGAAAATATTGAAGCTGTTCCAGCTTGTCCAGTTAAATTTCCAAAACCTCCATTACCAGGTGATTTACCCTTTCCTCCAAATCCAATAGTTAAATTAATATTTATAGAACCAGATATTGTTTGACCTGTTAAATATGTTACCGCTGCTCCGCCGCCGCCAGCTCCAGAAGAATTTACACCAAATGTAGGTGAGGGAGGATCTTTATCGCCTGCGCCACCACCACCACCACCTCCAACAATCAAAATAGACGCATTATTAACATTTTTACAGAAATTTATTACAGCAGTTCCAGTTGTAAAAGTAGTACTATTATTATTATCAAAAACAATACCAGTATATCCATTATTAGAATATGGGGTATAACTTGTATTTATAAGTGACGTAATATTGTATGTAACTAAACCCTCAGCACTAACTATATTAGATGGAGCAGACGGAATTGAATCAAGGATTGCTACTACATAGAAACTATAAATTGTACAGTCAGCCAGTATAACTGGATAATTAGTTGATGTAGTTGTTCCAATTAAACCTAATGTATTATCATATATTTCATAAATAAAATTACAAGGTAAAGGTGCAGTCCAAGATAATATTGCATTACTACAAATATTTACAATATTAATAGTTAAGTTCGTTGGAGCAGGTGTTGGACTTATAGTAACAAAAACAGTATTTGATGGTTCTGATTCAATTGTTGTACTAAGTGCTGTAATATAAAAAGAATAAGTGCCTATGTTAAGTCCAGAAATAGTTGTTGATGTTGTTGTATACGAAACATTTTGAATTATAACTCCATCTTGATAAATATTATAGCTTGAAATAGGAATACAAATATTAAAAATAATTTTCCAACTAATAGTAATTAAATTACAAGTAGTAGAATCAACTGTTAAATATGGAGCATTAGGACTAAGAGCACTAACAAAACCCTTATAACCTTCGGGCCATTTATCTGTACTATTATTCATTGTCAGATTTTGTCTTGGATACCAAGTGTCAAGTTTAGGGTCCCAACATAAATCTTGGACAGGTCCAGGAACATCAGAAGAAGTGGTAGGATAACATTTTAAAACAACGGTTGTGTCAATTACTTCATCTGTGCAAGGATTAACAATGGTGTTACATAATAAACTACCACCATCTTTAATTGTATCAGTGTTGCAGCCATTTGGCGCCGGTATATAAAAATTATATGGACCTGGAATATAAATTATATTTCCATTTGTAGGAACATTGACATAATTAACGCGCATGAAATTGGATGTATTGGGATTAGTATATGTTTGAGTTTGAGTAGCAAATGATTTAGTTCTATTAGTCCACATGCCTTTACAGATTTGAGTATATTTTTGTTTTTTTGTTAAATTAGAGCTGTTTTTTTTATATTGTAAAATATTTCCTTTGGAAATAAGTTTTGCTTCATAATTAGCTTCCAATTGTGTTCCTGTTTTACCGGTTAAGGGTAAAAATACAGAATTATATGAACTATTTACGGTAAAAGTGCATGGATTTTGAACTCTGGACCATACTCTTGTAGGATAAGGATTATATGACATTTATATATAGATTATTTATTAATTATATTATTATTAATAAATAAATTATTTAATTTAATTTGTTTATGGGTTATATGTGTCTCCAGCACCGTAAAAAAACCATCGTAATGACAAGTAGTTATTTGTTTTATCATTTATACCATTATTACCAACCATCTTAGTATTAGGCCCATCATTAACAATTTTTTGTATAGATGCGGTTCCTAAAGCATAATTATAATACCATAAATTAGAAATATATCCATTAAAACCTCCATTCATACCAACATAAACATCACCATAATTTTGTTTAGGAACACCGGTTAAATTAATACTTCTTACAATAGTTCCGTTAGCATAAACATCGAGAGTGGTATTTTTGCATCGAATAATCACATTGAACCATTTATTAATAGGAATATCAGGAATGACAATTTCCTCATTAATATCATTAAATGTATTCATCATTACAATAAGATCGTTTGTATTAGGAGCTAAATATAGACCAGGAGAATTATTAGGAAAATTTTTTCCATTTTGTTCTAAATTATTATTTCCTTTGTAAAAAATATGCTTATATTGTCCTTCAAGATATTGTAAATTATTGATAAAAATCCAAACAGACCAAGAAAATTCAATGCCATCTGTTGCATTTACAGATCTATAAATAGTAACCGCGTTATTGTTACTTGGATCCTGAGGAAAAACAATCATTTGTGTAGCGTCAACCATACCATCAATTAAATGTGGTGTGTTGTTGGATGATAAAAAAAAGGAAATTACTGAAATACCAACTCTTAATAAGATAACAAAAAGAAATATAATTAAAAGTAAAAATGTAAATTTTGCTACTAAACTATTTGATTCTAAAAAATTCATCGATCCAAAACTCCCTGTACTTGTAGAAAATGATTTAAATGTATCGCTCATTATATATAAATAAATAAGAAAAATTCAAAAGTAATATTTTAAATACTAATACTGCCTTGTGTCTCTCCATTTTCCACTAAAGCAACTTGAAGTTTATAAGTTCCAAACAAAGAACCCCATTTGTTGCCGTAACCTTTAGTGTAAATATTCCATGCATCTTGTGGATTTATAGAATTTGGGAAGTATTGGAAGTTGGATGTCCATCCGTTAAATCCTCCGGCAGGTGTAACATAAACATTTGAGTTGTTATTAACATTAGCAACTCCTGGTAACAAGCAGGTTCTGACTAATTTACCGTCTATATAAATATCCATAGATCTGCCATAAACGCTGACAAGTAAATTAACCCATTTTTGTATAGGAACATTTGCTACACTACAAGTATGTATAACAGTATTACCGCCAGGTGTTGTTGGTTGTTGGTTAACACCAGGATAACATCCTAAAGAAATAGAGACATTATTTTCAACGGCACCTAAAACAACCGCAGGACATGGGTCAAGACCGTTTACGCCAGAAATAGAGCCATTTCCTTGTGAGCTGGCAGCACCCATTCTACCAAAAATAACTTTGTTTTCTCCATAACGATAATTCCAGTCATTAATGTAAAACCATATAGAATACGCAAAATTGCTTGATGGAACATTTGTTCCATTTGTTGCTAAACTTGTAGCATTAATTGTAGAAGCAGTTTGGCCATTTTGTAGAGTTTGTAATGTATATGGGTCTGAAATTACATATTTCCATATAATAATTATTAAAACAATAAAAGCAATTATAATGATAATACTTAAGGGGTCCATTGTATAATATAGATTTAGAAATTTTATAGTTAATTTATTTAATTAAATAAATAAATTAAATTAATTAATTATTGTTGCTCAAAATTTTTCTTTTTATTAATTGTTATATCATTATTCATAGATACTGGAGGATCTTTATTTTTAACCATATTATATAAAACAAAAATATTTGCCGATGTTAATGGTTTATTATAGTAAACAACATTACATATTCCTGCGAGAATTCCATTATCTTCGCCAATATTCAAACTATCTAAAGTATAATAAGGAACAACCCCAATATCCGATTTTACAAGTTCACCGTTTAAAAAAATGTCTAAAATGCCTCCGCTATAATTAATTATTATATTATTCCATTTTTGTAGTAATACTCCATTTTTTATATAAATAATTCTATTACCTTCTTCATCAAAATCAATTAGTTTATTTTTGGTAACATTTTTTAAATTTTTTTGTTGCATTGTAACCATTAAAGTATTTGTGCTACCATTATAAAGCACATTTGGTTTGCCGCCAAAATTTATTAATGATGTATATTTGGAATAAGATGAGTTCGTATTAGGTGATGCAGAGTTAATATAAACCCAGCTGGATATAGCATATTCATAATTAAAAGTTTCACTGCCATTTAAATCTTGATAAGTACCTAAAGACATTTGTGAATTTGCACTGACTGGATTATTAACTAATAATTTGCCTCCTTGTAAATTAATCATATTATACACTTTTGGAATAAAATAGTATATAGCCATTACTATAAGCAATAATACTAACATTAATACTGAGCTGGGTGTAGTAATTGCGTATTCATTTTTAAAAAAATTCGTAGTTGTTTCAAAAAAAGATGAGAACAAACAAGGAATGTAAAAAATTGTATTAATTATCATGTCAACAAAGGCACTTTTCTTAGAATTTCCATATGGTAATTTAACATTTATAGTTTTATAAATTAATGACATAATTAAAATAACAACTATAATATTCAATATGAAACTGAGTATACTTGTTGCGCCTGATAATTGTTGTATATTATAAACAAGCCAATAAATAATCAAACCCGAAATAACTACACCAAATAAAGCCAATAATGAACGTTTGAATAACCCTAATTTATCACTATCAATTTGTTTATTACTTAATTCTGGAAATAAAAATACGGCTAACATTGTAGACCATAATATAACAATTAATAATAAAATAATTATAACACTTGTAGATATATTTTTATTTTTAAAAAAACCACCAGGATATGTTGAAATTAAAATTGTCATAACAATTAAAAAAATGACAAACAATATACTACCATAAACAGAAAAATTGGAAAAATTGCTCAGCAAATTAGGTGTTGTAGCGCTACTACCAGATGACGGCAATGTTAAAAGTATAATAACATATAATAAGGCGAAAACACTCATAATTATTGTGATTAATAGTGAAGACCCTAAATATTTTTGAGTATAGCCGCCGGGATCTATATTATAATATACAATAATTGTTGTAATAAAGCAAAAGAATAATATGAGGGATTTTATTCTCTCATAATTAATATTAAAACTATTAATATAATTGCTTTGCGCTCCTTTATAAAAAATAAAAATACCTATTAGTAAAGTAATTGGAAGAATAATATAAGCATAATTATTAATTATATTACTGGGCATAAATCTATAAAATAAAATTAATGATATTGTATATAAAATAATATAGGATGACTCTTTAGTTTGAATAAAAAACTCTTTCAATTCTTTGAAGTTGGGTAAAAACATAATACAAATAAAATAAATTATTAAAATAATAAACAAAATAAGAGAGACATTTGATATTATTTCAATGTCGGAGTTTTTTAATGTTGATGGAGCATTGCTGGAACCAGGTATTTTTACATTATACATAATCATAAAAATGGCTACAATCAATAAAATAATCAAAAATATAATTGGGTAAAAAACAGAAGGCGTTTTAAATTTTTGTAAAACATCACTATTTGATCCAGGATTAATTGTAGTAGTAGAAGATGAACTCATATATTAATATTATACAATAATATTTTGAATAAAATTAATAGTTAAATATTTGTAGTAAATATACCTTACATATTTTCACTTGCGGTTTTTTTACCGTGACAATTTCTACATAAAGCTATTAAATTTTGGACATCATTTCCACCACCATATTCTAAACGGACACGGTGATCAATTTCAAATGTATGATCCAATTGTGCTTGACAGTCTCCACACTTCCAATCTTGTTGTGAAGCAACATATTTCTTTTTTGTTTCACTTACAGAACGTTTTGTTCCATTTTTACCTGAAGCTAATATTCTTCTTTCTGAATTACATATTCCATTACCTCCCATTAAAGTACTTGTTAAATTGCTACTATCAATATTATTAAATGATTCCATAAAACTATTGTCATTTGTAGATGTAAAATCAAAAATAGGACTGATCATGTCCATAGATGTTTTGTCAATTGGCATAAATTTAACAACATTATTAGCATATAGTAACATGTTTCGTCCTTGATTCGGATTTCGTTTTAAAAGAACATATATACCTATACCTAAAAGCGCAAAAAATATCATTTTATAATATTTCTTAAATGACAATAACATTTTTGAATATTTACCGTCACTATACGCATTATATATAAAAAATGCTGTTATGCCTAATACAAATATTTCCAATCTCATTATTATATATATAATTAAATAATAATAAAAATATTATAATATATTATAAAAATGAAGAAAATTCTTTTTGGCATAATTTCATTGTTTTCTCTCTTGTCTTCATTAGTTTCCTCTTATACGAATGAAGCTTTAAATGATCAAATAACAAATTTACCAGGATTAAATGACGAGCTTGGTTTTAACCAATTTAGTGGTTATTTGAAACTTGGCGACACTAAAAAACAAATACATTATTGGTTTGTAGAGTCTGAGCAAAACACGGCAACCGATCCGTTGGTATTTTGGACAAATGGAGGCCCGGGTTGTTCTGGATTAATTGGGTTCTTAACCGAGCAGGGTCCATTTAGACCAGATAAAGATGGAAGTCTTGTAATGAATGAATGGAGATGGAACAAAATATCAAATATGGTATTTTTAGAACAGCCTGTTGGTGTTGGGTTTTCATATTCTGATAATTCTGACGACTATAGAATAGGTGACAGCCAAGCGGCAAAAGATAATCTTGAAACCATTCTACAATTTTTGAAAAAATTTCCCGAATATTCTAATTCGCCTTTGTATATTACATCAGAAAGTTATGGTGGACATTATATGCCGACATTAGCTGATGAAATTGTCAGTTATAATGAAAAAAATGAAAATAAATTGAATTTTAAAGGGTTTGCAGTAGGCAATCCTTATACGGACTACTATTCCGGAGTAGGCGCTGAAATGGAAACCTATTGGGGAAAACAATTGTTGCCAAAACCATCTTGGGATAAATATGTTGCGGGTGGTTGTTTGGATGTAAAAAATCAGTTTAATTCTTCAATATGCAGCACATATATATTAGATTTTATGAAAAAAATAGGCAATTTGAACCCTTATGCTCTGGATTATCCCGTTTGCGTTACTTCGCAACAAGCTTGGACAACCTATATGATTTATGATATTATTAAGGAGAATAACAATGATATAGTTGTAGATGCGTTTTTTTCGGTGTTTAATGCAGTCCCTTTAAAAGATGATTATGAGCCTTGTGAAGACAATTATGCGTCTGATTATTTAAATAAACCGGATGTAAAATTGGCGCTCCATGTAAAATCTGGAATAGAATGGGAAGAATGCTCACGAACTGTCAAGTATGAATATTTAGACAAAATGTTGCCGATGGAACATTATTATAATAAACTGTTAAACTCTGCGAGCGATAAAAATTTGCGAATTCTTGTTTACTCTGGAGATGACGACAGTGTATGTGGAACTATTGGAACCCAAAAATGGATTTGGGATTTAGGTTATCCTGTTAAACCAAATGAAATGTGGAAGGTATGGGAAGTTGATGGACAAACAGCTGGTTATATTACGCAATTCGAGACCCCTTTTTCAAAAGATGCACGGTTAACTTTTGCTACAGTTCATTTTGCTGGTCATGAAGTTCCAACATATAAACCCAAAGAAGCATTTTATTTATATAAAGCATATTTGGAAAACGATTATTCTTTTTAGAATAAAATAAATAAAATATTTTATATATTAATTAATTTAAAATATTTTACATCATCATTTGCTGAGTAGCACTTGGGGGAACAGCCATCATAATAGTAGAATTTGAGGACATTCCACTAATTACTCTAAAAAACATAAGTATCATTATAATATAAGGCAAAGCAACTAAAAACCATGATATGTTAGAGTATCCGTTTTGACATATCCATCCCAAAACAGCTGTCCAAACAAACGCAATTATGACATTAAATAACACTGTCATATAGTTAAGACCATTAAACAACGCAACAATGCAAGAAACAATTGAAATTATGAAATACACTTTAGCAGGAGTACAAAGCTTACTAAATTCCTTATCCATTATATACTAAATATATATTAAAATTTGTTTAAAGATAAAAAATTAATATCCTTAATTTTATTTTTTTTAGAACTACTTTTGAATTTAATATACCTTTGTTTTTTCTGTTTTTTTGTATCATTATGAATTCCAGCTGCATTGACAAAAGTATTTGTAGATTGTAGACCGTGTTTTCTGGTTTTTTTGGATTTGCTTGATGTATTTAATGAATTAGTTTTTAAAGATGACGTCTTTTTTTTACCAGTTAAACTTATATAAATTAAATTACCTAAATCTTTTAGATCCTTGAATAATATTTCCATATCTATAGGTTCATGTCTTGGATTATATAAATATTCTACAAAGATAAACTGTAGTTGTTTAAATATACGCATTTCTGCTTTTGTTAAAGATGAATAATTTTCATGTAATAATTCAATTATTGGGAAATATATACTAATAAAACCCCAAACATCTACAATTTCTATAAAAACATTATCAAGATACACTCTTAAATCTAACGTTCCGTCATTTTTGAATTTTGTAAAATGAACTAAAACATCAACTATATAATTAATAATATAATCCATTGTTATTTCAGTTTCAATTACAGTTGCTTTTTTTTCTTCGGATATTGATGTTAACTCATTATTAAATAATGTATACATTATCTCGTTTATAAATTTATAATGACCAGAACCTCTTTTTTTCATCCAAAAATTAATATAATCAATTACAAATGGCTTTAACTGTTCTTCTGTTGTTTTACCGCCATCTTTTAAATATTTTGTATATTTCTCAACAAATGCATCCGAAAATATAATTACGGAAAATGGAACGTTAAACTGAAATGGTCTATTTCTCCACGTATTTGGAAATTTTTGATTTATAAATGGAACATATTCAGTAGTTAAACCCCAATCAATTAACCTCGTTTTTAATTTAGTTTTTGTATCAACTAAAACATTCGAGTCTTTAATATCACAATGATACACATTTTTTTTATTCATAGGAATAATTCCTTTTTTTAACAATTCAACTAAACTAACATGTAAATTATATATTTTTTTAAAAGAACCGTCTTCATATATATAATCGTCAACAGGTAAACCACCATTAGGTAAATTTAACGACATTAGATTGTCAAGATTGCTATTGATGTTAGCCTTTGTTATATTATTTTTTGACAATGCGGAACATTTGTTATATTCAAGTAAATCTGACTCAGTAAGTTTTGATGGTTTACATAATGTAATGTCGTATAACAAAAAATAATCCTCATAATTTTTAATTTTATCTATTTTTTTTTTAATTAAAGTAATTTCTTGATATTCTTCATTTGCGTGTTTTACCGACATTAGTTTTGATATTTTTCCTTCGGCTCTTTTTGTTTTGCCTTGACATTTAAGAGCTGGACTAAAAACACAACCAAATCCACCAGATGCTAATACTTTTCCTCCTTTATCATACATTTTTGTATATATTATACTAATACTTTTAAAAAATATACTTTTGAAAAAAATATAACAAAATTTAATAATATATTTTTGAAAAAAATATAACAAAATTTAAAAAATATACTTTTAAAAAGGTATAATTATTTATCATATAAATAATATATTGTTCCAGCAATCATTGATATAATTCCGCAAAAAATAGCCTTCTCTCTTAATTTATAATACTCAGCCATTTTTATATTTTGTGATTTATATTCTTCATAATATTTTATATAAAAGTCATTCAAGGAAACCTGTGGTTTTTCTAATTTTTGATTTATTTTGTTATGAATAAAATGGGTCCATCGTATAAACGACTCTTTATTATCGAGATAAGGAGCTACAGGATATTTATCAATTAATTTACTAAATTCACCTGATATGTTTTCAACAGGAATAAATAAAGGCATATTTTGAATAAACTCATAGTATTTCTTTTTTGTAACAGCATTTGGTCTAATTGGATATGTCATTGCTACAGTATGTAAAAAAAACCAATAATGTGGTCCCCATATTTTTGGATCAAGATATACAGTTGACATTAATATTTTCAATTAAAAAAATATTAATTATTAAACGCCTCGATGACCAATCTTATAGTAATTTTTTGTCATGTGATTTTAAATAGGTAACTGAAAACTAACAGTATTTGGTGCTTGGTAAAATTGTCGGGTTCCAACAGTGCCTGGAGAAGTCCAAGTATACCCTGATAAGTTACCCAAGAAGACTGCTGTCGCATTTGATATATATACAATTGTTAACAAAGTACAACCTGAGAATACACTGCTATCAAAACTTTGAACTGAATCGGGAACTACATTCAGAAGGATTAGTAGAGTGTTGATTACAATAATTAAACATTCTTGTTGCAGATCCTCTACCTTTAGTAGATCCTAAATTAATTGTAGATGCTACAATTACATTATTACCGCCTTGTCGTCTTGGAAATAAACCAAAATTAAACCCTGATTTCATTATATAAATATTTTATATTATAATTTTTAAATAAGTAAGAATTAATATTTAAATATAAAAAAATATATTATTTAGTGCAATGAGCAAGAATATTAATTTATGTAATAATTGTGGAAAACAAGGTCATTTATTTCATCAATGTAAATTACCAATTACGAGCTATGGAATTATTTTATTCAGGTCAACAAGTGATGGAATACAATTTCTTATGATAAGACGCAAAGACAGTTTTGGTTATATAGATTTTATAAGAGGTAAATATTCGCCTTATAATATTTATCAAATACAAAATATTGTAAATGAAATGTCTATACAAGAAAAAGAGAGAATACTTACAGATTCATTTGACCAATTATGGAAAAAAATGTGGGGTGAAACAAGTAATATACAATATAAAAATGAAGAAATATCTTCATCAAAAAAATTAGATATTATAAGAAATGGTATTATGGTAAATGATGAACTAATAACATTAAAAGATATAGTTAATAAAAGCACAACTCAGTGGAAAGAAACAGAATGGGAGTTTCCAAAAGGAAGAAGAAACAACAAAGAGAAAGATTTAGATTGTGCTTTGAGAGAATTTGAAGAAGAAACAGGAATATCAAAAAATAAAATAACAATGGTTGAAAATATATTACCATTTGAAGAAATATTTATTGGGACAAATCATAAATCATATAAACACAAATATTTTTTAGCGTATGCAACTGAAATAAATGAAGAATTGGATAATTTTCAAGTCACTGAGGTTAGCAAAATAGAATGGAAATTATTTGAAAATTGTGTAGAAACAATCAGACCATATAATTTAGAGAAAAAAAAATTAATTACAAATATAAATAAAGTATTACAAGAATATAGATTATATTCATAATATATAGTATTATGTCTGAAAATGAAAAACCCAAAGGAAAAAAATTAATTATAGAGTCAGATGATTCAAATAAGATATCAGAAGGGGTATCAGAAGGGGTATCAGAAGGGGTATCAGAAGGTTCAAGTCCAAATAGTGATCAATCATCTGATATACCTTCAAGCACTACAGAGGAAGGTGAAGAAACAGAAGAAGAAATGGATTATGATTTAGAAACACAATTTAAGAAATTAAATGGTTGTAAAAATGAAAATTATTATTCGCCTGGATGTAATAAATTTTTACTTAAAAAAGAATTTTTGGAAAGTGAAGAATTAAGTAAAGATCCAGAAGCTGATCCTTATTTATACCCCAATCTAAGTGATAAAAATTTCAATATCAAAATAGCAAGTAAAAAAGAATTCAATGATACAAAATATGAAGGACCCGATTTTAGTAAATCAATTAAAGAGCAAGCTAAGATTTTAGCAGAAGCTGATTTTGAATTACAGCCTCATCAAGCATTTGTTAAAAACTTTATGTCTTTCCAGACACCATATAATAGTTTATTACTTTATCACGGATTAGGGTCAGGTAAAACATGTAGTGCTATCGGAGTTTGCGAAGAAATGCGTGATTATATGAAACAAATGGGAATAAATAAAAGAATTATTATTGTTGCTTCTGAAAATGTTCAGGATAATTTTAAATTACAGTTGTTTGATGAGAGAAAATTAAAGCTGATTGATGGTGTTTGGAATATTAGAGCGTGCACTGGTAATAAATTATTACAAGAGATAAATCCAATGAATATGAGGGGAATGTCTAAGGAAAAAGTGGTAAGTCAAATTAAAAGTTTAATAAATTCTTATTATATATTTTTGGGTTATGGTCAATTTGCAAATTATATTATTAAAACAATGAACTATTCAGAAGAGATAGAGAGAAAGAAAATAAAATATAAAAAAGGAGAAAAACCTCAAAATTCTCAAGGTGAAAAAACAAAAATTCAAATGTTAAAAGATATTAAAATAACTTTAAATAGCAGAATTATTCGGCGTTTACGAAATGAGTTTGACGATAGATTGATCGTTATTGATGAAGTTCATAATATTCGTAAAACAGATGATAATGAAAATAAAAAGGTTGCTGTAAATTTAGAGTTGCTTGTTAAGGCAGCAGAAAATATGAGATTTTTGCTTTTATCTGCTACACCAATGTATAATAGTTATAAAGAAATAATATGGTTATTAAATTTAATGAATACAAATGATAGACGCGGTAGAATTGAAGTAAGAAATGTTTTTGATAAAAATGGTAATTTCAAAAAAAAAGGTGAGGATTTACTTATAAGAAAAGCAACAGGATATATTTCATTTGTAAGAGGTGAGAACCCGTATACATTTCCGTATAGAGTTTATCCAAATGATTTTGCAAAAGACCATACTTTTAAAAAATTTAACAAAGATAAGGTTGGTTTTAACTATCCTTCATATAAAATGAACCTTAAACCAATATTAAATGCAGACAAAAAACGCATACTAAGTTTATATTTAAATAGAATTGAAAACTGTAAAAACTGTGGTCAATGTCAATATTGTTGTTATAAATATATTATTTATAATTTAAGAAACAAAAATTTTACGATTACAACAAAAAAAGGATTAGTTAGAGACATGCCAAATTTTGAAAATATGGAGTCATTTGGTTATACATTATTACAAACGCCTCTTGAGTCTTTAATAATATCATATCCAATTGAAGGACTTAAAAGTGTATTAGATGAAATTCCAGAAGAAAAAAAACAAAAGGATTTTGATGAGGAATTTTCAAAAGCAAGTATTTTATCTAATAAAGATGAAGTTGAAGAGGCAGAAGATGAAACTCCTGGTTTAGTAAATGAGTCTGAAGTAGTATCAGAGTTAGAGGAAACGGAAAGTAAAACAAAAAGTCGTAAAAGTCCAAATACATTGGCTGACAAAATGCTACACACAGCTGAAAAAATATTAAAAAAGGCCGAAACATTATTACCTTCTGCCGAAATACTAATACCTTCTCTTAAAGCAGTGGAACCAAAGGAAAAAAAAGAAACAACAATAGATCCACATTTATTAACAGGAAAACAAGGATTAGGAAGAATGATGAATTTTGTAGATGAAAAATCACCACCTGAAAAAGGACAATTCGAATACAAGAAATCAACATTAGATAAATACAAAAGGATTTTCTCTCAAGAACTAATTGGTAACTATAGTTCTAAAATAAAATGTATTTTGGATAATATTGTTAACCCTAAAACAGGTTATATTTCCAAAGGAATTATTTTAATATATTCGCAATATATTGATAGTGGTTTAATACCTGTAGCGCTTGCATTAGAGGAAATGGGATTTACTCGTTATGGTGAAAATGTTAAACCTTTATTTAAAAAGAGACCTACAGATGTTGTAGATGTGAAAACTATGAAACCCCCTGTAAATAAACAACAATTTATGCCTGCACGATATTCAATTATTACTGGAGACCCAAGAATATCACCAAATAATGACTTTGAAGTAAAAGGGTTAACTGGTGAAGATAATAAAGATGGTTACAAGGTAAAAGTGGTTTTAATATCAAAAGCCGGGTCTGAGGGTATTGATTTAAAATTTATTCGCCAAGTTCATATTTTGGAGCCATGGTATAACATGAACCGTATAGAACAAATTATTGGACGCGCTGTCCGCAACTTTTCACATAAGGATTTGGATTTTGAAGAAAGAAATGTAGAAATTTTTATGCATGGAACTATACTTGGAAAAGAAAATATAGAGGAAGCTGCAGATTTATATGTATATCGGGTAGCCGAATTTAAAGCAATACAAATAGGAAATGTAAGTAGAGTTTTAAAAGAAACAGCAGTAGATTGTATTATTAATCATGACCAGACAAAATTTACACAAAAAATAATTAGCGAAAATTTGAAAGAGCCTATTAAACAAATACTGTCAGATGGAAAAGAATTACCAAATTTTATAGTTGGAGATGCTCCATTTTCACCGGCATGTGACTATATGGCAACATGTAACTATTCGTGTAGACCAGATAAAGATATTGATGAAAAAGATTTAAATGAAGATACATATAATGAAAATTTTATAGTGATTAATTCTGAAAAAATTCTTCAAAGAATTAGAATGCTTATGAAAGAAAGCTTTTTTTACAAAAAAGATGATTTACTAAATGCTATAAGAACACCAAAAGAATATCCTTATATTCAAATATTTTCAGCTTTAACACAATTAATAGAAGATAATAATGAATTCATTGCTGATAAATATGGAAGAAACGGAAGACTAATAAATATTGGCGAGTATTATTTATTTCAACCAATAGAATTAAGAGACAAAAATATATCCATTTTTGATAGATCTGTTCCAATTGATTATAAACATGAGATGATTAATTTTGAAATTAACAAAAATATTAAAAAACCAGTTGAATTACAACTTAGAGATTTAGGTGAAGAATTATATCCTGAAGGAAAAAAAATAATTGATGAATTTAACGCTAATCTTGCTATTATACGTGAATATCAGAAAAATCCAAAGGGTCGGGTTGAAAGAGGTGACGACAATTGGTATAAACATTGTGGTATTGTTACTCAAAAAATGATTAAAATCTTTTCGGATTTGACACGAGAAATGCTCATAGAAATAGTTGTGTCGCATATGATAGAAATATTGATGTATGAAGATAAAATAAATGTAATGAATTATTTATATTCACTTGATACAATTAACGAGAACTCTGTTGAAGATTATGCTAAAAAATATTTTGAGAACATAAGTATTAACACAAGTGGTTTTGTTGCTATTATTTTATACAATTTAAATAAAAGAATGATAATGATTTTAAATGAGGATAACAAATGGGTTGAAGCTGGACCAGAAGATCAGAGAGAAATCGCAATGTCAAAAGAGGCGGGATTGAAATTGACTTTTGATAAAAAACTATATAATAAACAAACTGGATTTATTGGTTATGAAAAAAATAATAAATATTTAACTTTTAAAACAAAAAATATAGATTCCGCACGTGATACAGGTGCACGATGTGATGAATCTGGAAAAGAAAAAATTGTTAAAATATTGTGGAATAAAGAAAATCCAAAATCATCTATTTTAGATGAAGAAACCTATACTAAACTAATAACACGGCCTAAATTAGATAAAGATGGTGAAATTATGGTAAATGAAGATGGAAGTAAAATTACAGAAACTAATATAAGTCATACAGAACAATGTGTTTTAATGGAATTAATTTTAAGATTTTTTAATACTATTAAGAGAGAAGCACTAAAATGGATTGTAATACCTGAGTTAGCAATATATTATAAACTATATAAGGTTCTATAATAAATATAATTCTTTTTTAAATTAAATAAAAAATTGAAAAAAGAATTAAAAGATAATATGTATATAAATTATAACAATGGAACCCATAGCAAAACAATCGCAACAGAAATTTAAAAAGAGGGAAAATAAAATTACCTCTATATATTCAAGATGTTTAATTACTCGTAAAATAGTTTTACCAATTACTTCTATTGGTAAAAACTTAAAAGAAACAATTGAAGAAAATATAAGGGGTAATTTTGAAGGTAAATGTATGATTGAGGGTTTTATTAAACCCGACTCAACAAAAGTTATTACCTATTCGAGTGGAATTATTTATAGAGGAAGCTCAATTTCATTTGAAGTAGTTTTTGAATGCGAAGTTTGTTTTCCTGTTGAAGGTATGTTAATATCATGTCTTGCCAAAAATATTACAAAGGCTGGTATTCGAGCAGATAGCGCAAATGATTTCCCTTCACCAGTGGTGGTATTTATAGCAAAGGATCATCATTATAACGTTGGTCATTTTAACGATGTAAAAGAAGGTGATAAAATTAATGTGAGAGTAATTGGACAGCGATTTGAATTAAATGATAAATTTGTTTCAGTTATAGGAGAGCTTGTCAAGCCAACTCAAGATAAAGAATATTACATGGAAGGCAAAAAATTTGCTTCTGCTGCTGCTGTTGCTGAAAAACCTAAAGCACGTATTGTTATAGAAGATGAATAATAATTTATTTATATATACCATTTTCATAATATTTATTAGTTGGTATGTAAACACCATCTTCTATTTCTAAAAATATTTCAACCCTACACTTATTTTTTTCTGAATATTCAATTGCTTTATTTTTATTGATAAAAATTCTATAATTTTCCAAATTACCAATTAGTGGTATAAATATATAAACATAATTATATTCTTTAACCTCTTGTTCATTTAATAATATACTTTTATAAGTTTCAATACCATCTTCCATTTATTAGTATATTGTTTAATAATATTCATTTTTTAACTAATATTTTTTCGTTAATATAAATAATATTATTAATAAAATATAAAAACAACGTAATATGTTATTTAAATGGAGATAACAATGTCTACAAATGATATTAATGATATTAATAATTTTTCTGTCAGCGAGCTAAATTATATTAGAGAGTCAATCGAGAATATGAATAAGTTTAATCAAATTGAGGTGCTTCGTTTAATAAATAAACATAAAGATGTTACAATAAATGAAAATAAATATGGAATTCATATAAATTTATCGGATCTTAAAAAAGAGTTATTGGATGAATTAAATATATATATCAATTATGTTAATACTCAGGAAGTTACTCTACATCAAGTAGAGAAAGAAAAAGAGGCTTATAAAAATACATATTTTACAAAAGATATTAAAGATAAAAATAAAATAAATATTAAATGAATACCATAAATGAAGACAATTATAATCATGTATTTAATAATTTACAAGATTATATGCTAAATGAAGCTAATATTAAACGATCATTAGAAATGAAATTAGAGACAACAAATATACGTGCTTTGAAAGGTAAAAATGAAGAGAAGATTATGGGTCCAAAAAATATAATTTTTGTTCCAAAAGAAAAAGATACATTATTTTGGTGTTTTTATATAATGAAACATGGAGATGTAAATTATGAAATGCTTGAAAATAAAAATATAATTATAGAGAAAAAAATAAAAATAGAATATGTCGAAAGAATTAGAAAGGAGAAACAAATTGTTAAAACATATAAATTTGCTACTTTAACTCATATAGAAAATAATTTAGCTAATGAGAATCAGTTGGATGTAAAAACTTTTTTAACATTATGTGCTATTGAAAATTTAAATGTATTATTTGTTAAAAATAAGACTTATTATGAGTTGCTAATGAATGATAGCAATGAATTACATATAGTATATTTATTACAAAATTATAAATATGGTTATGAAATCAATACTGCAAATGCTCAGCAAATCAAAAGCACATTGTATAAATTAGATAATATTGACAAACCTATAAAATCAATGTCGGGATACAAACTTTCGGAATTAATTGAAATATGCGAGAAATTAGCAATTGATATTATAAATAAAGAAACTAACAAAAGTAAGAGTAAAAAAGATTTATATGAGGCAATAATTCAATATTTTTAAATAAAAAAAATGAACTATAATTTAAAAATATGTCTTATAATATATATAATAATGAGTTCTACTGAAAAATCAGATACCCCTAATTTTGATGATGTTGATTATGGAGAATTAGGTAATGAATATAAACAATATAATGATATATTTAAAGGTTTAGATATTGAAACAAAGAAAAAGTTGTTTCAAGATTTTCCAAATGATAAAAATATTCATATAGGAATTTTTAAAAATATTTCGGACCCTAAAATACAAAAAATATGGAATGATTTGTCAGAAAGCGAAAGAGAAAATCTTGATAGTAAGAATATCCGATCAAAATATCTTATTTTAAGAGATATGTTAAATAGAAAAAAACAATCGTCTTCCTCATCTTCCTCTTCTTTTACACCAGAAGACAGTGATGTAAGCACTGCTATTATCATACCATTTCGTGACTCTGAGAAAGGCAAACCAAGAACTAAACAATTAAACAAATTAGTTGAATATATGGCTGGATATTTATCAGGTCACAATTACAAAATATTTGTAATTGAGCAATCTGAAGACCGTAAGAAATTTAATCGTGGTCAACTGTTAAATATTGGATTTGATATTGCTTCTAAAGAAGGTTATAATAATTTTATATTTCACGATGTAGATTTATTGCCATCAAAAGAATTAAAAAAATACTATATCAATATTCCAACAGATGAACCAGTGCATATAGCAGCTGTTTGGGATCGTTACAATAAAAACAAGGATTATTTTGGTGGTATTGTAGCTTTCAATTCGGATATGTTTAAAAAAATAAATGGTTATCCTAATAATTTTTGGGGATGGGGTGGAGAAGATGACGAATTATATAAACGAACAGTGAAATTTTACGATATTCAAAAAGTGAAGGACGGATCAATTGAAGATTTGGAGGATTTGAATCTTGAAGAAAAGTTGGATTATTTAAGAGAAAATGACTTAAAATTTATGAAAAAAAGAGAAGCTCTTGCTGAACATGAAGCGACTTGGAAAAAAAATGGGTTGAATAATATAACTATTGATATAATACAAAAAAAAAAGTGCGGAACAAATTGTGGTTTGTATGAAGTGAAACTGGTTGATTCAGATGTTTTGGAGAAATTATCTTCTCAAATGGAAAAAACTCCCACAATTCCGTTGAGTTTAAGACTGGAAGAATTTAAAAGAAAATTAGACCAAGACACAATAAAACAATTACATACTATTAAAGATCCAGAAAAACGTGAAGAAGAATTAATGCGAATGTTTAAAGTTTGGGATAATCTTGAAGATAGTCGTTACGTGATTAGAGGGTTAATGAAGGACACAGATATAATTAAAATATATAATGGTTTATCATCTCGTGAAAAAGAAAATATAGATTCTTTAAACGATAAAGACAAACTACTATTTTTGAGAAATAAGCTATACGCAGACCTTGTATTAAAACAAAATATGGGTTCTGTGTCGCCGGATGAAATGTTTAAACCATTAAAAGAAGCACCTCAGGACATGTTTAATGAAGAAAATTTAGATATGCCAAGAGAGAAGGTAAAAGAACCACCACAAAAACAATTTGATAATATAGTTAGACGTTTTTATAGTGTTAAACCTTTTGTTATATCAACAAATATAAATTATGAGTTAGAGGTTAAATTTGGAACAAAGGGAATAAAACCCTTAACCCGCAACGATTATGATAATGTTATCCAAAAATTAAAATCATTTGGGTTTAATACTTATGATAATGTTGGAAATTATTATTTACGTATTAATTGTGAATTTCTTGACCCAATATCGGGTAGGTTTAAACTTTCTGATATAAGAACAGAAATTTCTGGACTACATATTATTCAAGACTATTGTAAAAATAATGATATTAAAGAAATATATAATAAAAATTTTACTGCGGTTTCATTTACCAATAAAAAATTAGCTGTAGTCGAAAAGGAAAGAGTATTTCCGGTAGATGTAAATGACTTTAATTTTAGAGTTACCTTTAATACTGAGGAGGAAATTAAATCAGGTGTAAAAACTTACATAATAGAGAATTGGAAAAAATCAAAAAAAGTGTTTCGGTATTTAAATCGTGTAACTTTTAGACATCCAGACTATCCAGTTGTGGTTGATATTAGTATTGTTAAAAATAGTAATAGGGAGGAAGGAGCAAGAGGATATGATCAAATGAAAAAGGTTTATACAACTCAAGAGTCAAATGTATTTAATAATCAAGAAACATATCAAATAGAAATAGAAATAGACAATTCGAGAATAGGTCCTGGAACAAAATTTAATAGTCCTGAATTAATTTTAACATCTATGAGAAAGGTTATAAAATATGTTTTAGGTGGATTACAAGGAACAAATTATCCTATTTCATATCCAGAACAGAGAGAAGTTATTGACTCATATATGAAAATGATTTGGAAGGAAAATTATGATCCAAGTAAAAGAATTGAAGATATGAATTTTATTGGTCCGAATTCAATAACACTTCAAAGAACCAATATAGCAGCTATTGATGAAAATTCAACCCAGCCAAATATTAGAAGAGACTTTGTTGTTACAGAAAAGGCAGATGGAGAACGTCACTTAATGTTTATAAATGACAAAGGTAAAATATATCTTATTAACACCAGTATGGATGTAATATTTACCGGTGCTAAAACAAAAGTTGAAGAATGTTTTAATTGTTTATTTGATGGTGAATTAATATTGCATAATAAAATGGGTAAATTTATAAATTTATACGCAGCATTTGACGTGTATTATTACAAAAAAGAAGATGTTAGAGCATATCCATTTCTTCAAAATGATGAAGAGGTAAAAAAGGCCAGGATGTATATTTTACAATATTTATTTCACATTATGAAGCCGGTGTCAATAACAGATGTATCAGAAAAAGATGAAAAAACTGTAAAGACATTTTTACAAAAATTTAAAAAATCGGATGATTTAATATCGCCAATTAAAATAGCGTGTAAGGAATTTTATCCAATGACAGCAAAAGAAAGCATATTTGATGGTTGCAATCAAATATTAGGAAAGATAGAACAAAATAGATTTGATTATGAAACAGATGGACTAATATTTACCCATTCGTATTTTGGAGTTGGTTCTGATAAGATTAAAGAGGCCGGACCTAAAACAAAAATAACATGGGAGTATTCTTTTAAATGGAAACCTCCAAGTCACAATACAATTGATTTCTTAATAACAACTGTAAAATCTATAAATGGTGATGATGAGATTACTCCATTATTTGAAGATGGAACTAATACAGCTTTATCAACTCAATTAAGCGAATATAAAACAATTGAATTAAGATGTGGATTTAACGAAAAAAGAGATGGGTTTATTAATCCTTGTCAAGATATTATAGATGATAAATTACCAGACTATGTAAATAAGTTTGACGATAGAAAGTCAAATGATTATGTTCCGAGAAGATTTTATCCGATAGAGCCGTATGATCCAAATGCTGGAATATGTAAAATTATGTTAAGAGCAGATGATAATGGTGTTAAACAAATGTTTTCTGAAGATAATGAAGTATTTAGTGATGAAACCATTGTGGAATTTAGATATGATTTTGACAGAGATGACGGATGGAAATGGGTTCCATTAAAGGTTAGACATGATAAAACAAGTCAATATAGAAGAGGACAAAAGCAGTATGGCAATTCATTTAAAACAGCAAATGAAAATTGGAAATCAATACATCCTGCTGGAATTATTAGTGAAGACATGATACGAACAGGATTAAATATCCCGGATGTTATTGTTAGCGAAGATGTATATTATAATACTCCGGCTGGTAAATTAAAAACAGAGGCGATGAAGAATTTCCACAATTTGTATGTAAAAAAAATGTTAATTAAAAGTGTATCGAAACAAGGTGATACTTTAATAGATTATGCTTGCGGAAAGGCAGGTGATTTACCAAAATGGATAGCTTCAAGACTGTCATTTGTTTTTGGAGTTGATATATCAAAAGACAATTTGGAAAATAGATTAAATGGTGCTTGTGCGAGATATCTAAATTTAAGAAAACAAAATAAAATAATGCCATATGCTTTATTTGTGAATGGTAATAGTGCGTATAATATAAAAAAGGGTGACGCGATGTTAAATGATAAGGCAAAAATGATTACATCTGCCGTTTTTGGTAATGGTCCTAAAGCAGCTGATCAAATTGGCAAAGGTGTAGCCAGGCAATATGGAGTGGCCGACGACGGATTTAATATTTCATCGTGTCAATTTGCTATTCATTATTTCTTTGAAAACCCAGACACTTTACAAGGGTTTTTAAGAAACATTGCGGAATGCACAAAAATAAACGGTTATTTTATAGGAACAGCTTATGATGGTAAGACAGTGTTTAATTTATTAAGAAAAACACCAACAGGTGATAGTATAAAAATTGTAGAAGACGGAAAGAAAATTTGGGAAATAACTAAAGGTTATATTTCTGATAAATTTGATGATGACTCAAGTAGTATAGGTTATAGAATTGATGTTTTTCAAGAGTCAATAAATCAGAATATAAAAGAGTATTTGGTGAATTTTGATTATTTAAATCGCGTTTTTGAAGCATATGGTTTTAAAATAATTGATAGAGATGAAGCACAGTCGATTGGATTGCCTGAAGGAACCGGATTGTTTGGTGAATTATTTAATAATATGTTAGAAGAAATACAGAGAAATAAATTTAAAGAAAAAGAGTATGATACAGCAGCTCAGATGACAGCTTATGAAAAGAAAATTTCATTTCTGAATAGGTATTTTGTTTATAAAAAAATAAGAGAGGTGAGCACAGAAAAAATTGAGCTTGAAATGTCGGAATATAATGAAGAAGAGGGAATACTTAGAGATGTAGAGGAAAGGGAAAAGGAGGTTGTAATTTCAAAAGAAGAACCCAAAAATAAAAAGCCAATAATTCGCAAATTAAGTAAAAAATTACAATTGGTTCCTGCTACAGAAGCAACTGATGAACTCCCGGCTCCTGTTGTGAAAGAAAAGAAGGTCAAGGAAAAGAAGGTCAAGGAAAAGGAGGAAAAAGAAAAGCCAAAAAAGGCAAAAAAATTATTAATAATTGAAGAAGATGAATAAACCTTTCAAAATAAATACTTAAACAAAAAACATAATATATAATAGTAATCAAATGAGTTATTATATATTACCAAAAATAATTAGTTCGATAATAGTTAATCCAAAAACGGATACAAATGAATGTCCGGTTTATATTTCACATAGTTTATATAATTTTTATAGTAATATAAAAGAACAAATAATAATAATGTGTTCAAAAGAGTTAGATTTAATAAATAGTGATTATGACGAATTAATTAAAATAGTAAATCCGTATGAGTATATTTTTTCAAAAGTTCCTGGGTCAAAATATTCCGTTAGCAAACTAAAGGCGAATACAATAATATTTTATGAATTATTAGAGATAATTACAACTCTTAATATTTTAGATTGTTTTAAAAATAAACCAATTAAATCATTACATATTAGTAAAGATTATATTGATTCAAATAGTTGTATAGATTTATTGCGTGAAAATTATACAAGTGATATTTTTTTTAATTTTACTCAAAATGATAAGGGTATGATAAAACAATTTTTTGATCAAAAATTTGATTTTATGTTTTTTGATATTAAGGAAACAAATATAAACTCCTATATAATTAATTTAATAGAAAATGTGATGTTAATAATGAGATTTCAAGTGATTGGTGGAAATAGTGTAATAAAAATCAATAATGTTTTTCATAAACCAATAATAGATTTATTATATATTTTAAGCTCGTTTTTTGATAAGGTATATATTATAAAACCAAACACGAGTAACATTACAACTTTTGAAAAATATATTGTATGTAAAAATTTTAATAATAACGAGACAAAGCTGGAATTATACAAGAGTAATTATCAAAAGTTAAATATTTTAATGGAAAATTTAACTTGTAATATTACATCAATATTAGATTTTGATATACCATATTATTTTATGAATAAAATAGATGAAATGAATATAATAATAGGCCAACAACAATTAGAATCGCTTGATCAAATAATTAATATTCTTAAAAATAAAAATAGGGATGATAAGATAGAAAATATTAAAAAATCTAATATACAAAAATCAGTTAGTTGGTGTGAAAAATTTAAAATCCCTTGTAATAAATTTTCGGAAAAGGTAAATATATTTTTACCTATTATAAAAATAAATGCGGATGAAGATGAAATAAATCCACTTTCAGATGCAGATGAAGATGAAGAGAATATAATTATTAATAATAACATTGATATAAATTTTGATATGTCTGATGAAAATAGTTCCAAAGATACGGATGTTTAAATATATAATTTATAAAACAACTTAAAGAAAAAAAAGAAAACAACTTAAGGAAAAAATTGATTTAAAATTTATCACATATATAGTAAATAAAATAACATGAGTTATAATTTGTCTCCATTTCAATTATATAAATCAAATAAACACGAGTTTTTAAATAAAGTATGTTCTGTATGTTTATGTACTTTATTTTATCCAGAAAAACCAGAAAATAATAAATTTATTAGCTGTTCACGACT